CAATGTGTTTCAGTGGTGGAATGGAAGTGCGTGGACAACGCTGGTCCCAAGTGAAGTTCAGTATCTCACCGGAGTAACTAGCAACATTCAGACTCAGCTAAACGCCAAGGAAAACGCTTCCTACACAGTTAGCAACATCTCAGCCAACTACACCATCCAGGCTACAGATGCAAGCAAGCTAATTGTTTCTACTGGATCAGCAGTCACAGTGACTATTGCCAATGTGCTCACAGTAGGTCAGAGGATTGACTTCCTACAGGATGGAACTGGGCAGATTACTTTTGCAGCAGGTTCTGGCGTAACTCTACAGAGCAAGGGAAGCAATCTAAAGACTGCAGCTCAGGAGTCGGCTGCTTCTGTTATTTGCATCGCTTCTGGACAATACAGGCTCATCGGAGATTTGGCTGCATAATGCTGATACCCATTGGGATTTTTGCAAGTTCAGGCTCAAGAGCAGCAGGTGCGTTTGATTTGCTTGAATCAACTGTTCTCACAGGCTCACAGGCTTCAGTTGAGTTCACGAACCTAACTAGCAAGTATGCAGGTTTGGGCTATCAGCACTTGCAGCTAAGAATTGTGGCTTTGAGTGGTCAAGCAAACTGGGCGAGGATAAGACTAAATGGGGACACAACAGCTTCCAACTATCGCTCTCACTCATTGAGCGGTAATGGTTCTACTGTTTCAAGCGCAGCTTATAACGGAAACACCCAGGGCGCAGACATTCAGTTTCTGGCAGGAAGCACAATACCTTCCCCGACAGTTATTGACTTGCTAGATCCATTTGAGACTAAGAAC